CTACTTTAAATCTAATTAATTCTTTACCATTAGCATTAGTACCAATTACAGTTTCTCCTACTGCAAAGGTTCCAGTAGTCATTGAAATTTCAAGAAGTTTTGGAATAATATATTTTGATACATCTTGACCATCAAAGAATGCATAAAGTCCTGTTTGAGGTTTTAAAGTTCTGGCATCAAATCTAATATTTCTAGATCTCATATAAGAACTTACTTGAGTATTAATTACCTTAGGTCCTTCGTTAATAGTACTAAAGGTTTCTCTTTTTAAAGTTCTTGAAGCTGTTCTAGTTGAAGTACCAGTTCTAGTTTGAGTAGTAGTTGTAGTTCTTACAAGATTATCACCTTGCCATCCTTGACTGGTACTTGATCCACTAGAATCCCATCCAGTCCAATTATCTTGCCATCCACCCCAAGTTACAGGACCATATCCTGCTCTGGAATCAAATCCTGCAGCATCTAATTGTTCAGTAGTTTCAGTATAAGTAGTAAGATCTTCATGTTTAGCTTCAAGTACAACTTCATCTACCCATATATCAGAATCTGGAAGCAAATTAATAGTTCCACCATAGTAACTTACAAGATATGGAGTAACATTTTCAACTCTTGTAGCAAAAAGTTGTGATAAATGTATTTCATTATAATAATCTAAAGTTAATACTCTACCAGTTTTTCTAATTCCATTAGCACTATTTAAATCTAATTTAAGATCCAATTCTGTTGTATAAGGAGAAGGTCTTAGCTCCCCATTATGAAAATCAATAGCATTCTTTACTACAGTAGTTTTAATTTGACTATTAGTATTGGAAAAATCATCTACAAAGAATCCAGATTTAAATCTATTCAATCCATCACTATCAGTGATTTGCATATTTAAAGTTTCATTTTCTAATAAAGAAAGAGAAGTATAAAACTCCAAACTTTCAATTCTCTTTTCAAGTTTATTGATATCACTCATCTGATATCTTTTATAATTTGCAAGACTGATACTTATATTATTAATATCATAGAGATATGCTGGTAATTTTATAGAAGCTACTTCCAATGCTCCATCAATAGGAACGGGATATTCTGGTGTTTCTGCAGGAGTTCCTTTTATTAATTGGAATTGTCCAGATTGACTAAGATATATTTTATCCATTCTAGGAAGATAGAATGAATAATCTAATAAAATAGATCCATCTGATGCTAAGACATTCTTGGCAGAATTTCCAGAAGAATCAAAAGATCTTCCTAAAAATTCAAATGGCGATCTCGAAGTTCCTGAAAAATCAGAAACTCTAGGTCTTATATCGACAATATCACTTACTCTGGTATCATTAATTACTTTTAACTTACTATAATCAAAATTATCATAGCTATTAACAGTAGTTACATCTCCAGTATCAGATGCTCCAAAATAAGCAGATTCAAATACAATACTTAATTGATGATCTGGTGGATTAAATCCAGATTTTCTTATTATTCTAGAATAATCATAAATTGTATTTCTTTGACCATCATCATAAGTAAACTCATCAGTAATATTATTAGATCCTAATGTAAAAGATCCAACTGTAGCTTGAATACCAGATTCTTGGAAGGTCAATGTTTCTCCAATTTGAATATCATAATCATTCAAAAGAGTATAATTTATAGCAGAATCGCTTTTTTTGCTGATATAAACTCCAGTAGCTTTACTTGTATCTCCAACAAATTTTTCACCTATTAAAAGATCCCCTGTTTTTGCTGTAGAACTATTAATAGAGCTTAATGTTACAACTGGGAAAATGGGAGCACTAGCATTAGAAGATTCAAATACTCCATATACACGCGTAACATCAGGAACATTTAATGAAATTTCCTCATCTTGAACTCTAGTTCCATACACTGTGTTATAAGTCAATCCATTATTTAATGTAGTAGTTCCAATTCCAGATATAGAACTAGCTGATCCTACCACAGTAAGTATGTTAATTTTCTGTTTTTCTTTAATTTTTTCTTTTACATTTATTTTACGTAATGTTGCTATTAATTTAGCACCACTATTAGTTCCCAACCCATTAATTATTAATTCAGTAGAACCCTGATTAAAATCAAATTTATCAGATGATAATGATTCTGTGGTTCCATCATTTCTTATTAATACATAATCTTCTTCATCATAAGGCATGAAAGTCTCTTCTGCACTTCCACTACTAATACTACCAGTAGAATTGTCAGTTATATTTACATCAAATTGTTTTCTAATAGTAATATGAGAATTTGTTAAATCTACATTTGAAATATTATTTTTAGGGAATTTAGTATATAAATTATTGTCTGTAGAAGACTGGAATTGGGAAGTTAATATCTTAAAGTTGGATGGATTTATTGTACCTGTAGGTAAACCTCCATCACATATACCAGTAACACTACTAACCCCTGAGATAGTTAAAGAATTTTGAGATACACTTTCAATTCTTGCAAAAGAAACAGTACTCTTTCCAGGATTAGTATACTCAACAATATTTCCAACAGTAGCAATTCCACTAAAAAATTTAGATGAATCTGTGGAAGTTACTGTAGAAATACCTAAGTAAGCACCAGAAGTAGTAGCAATACTAATATTGACTTCTCCTATATTAGAAAATAAACTTTGTTTTACGTCAGCATTAAAAGTACTTGCTGTGCTTACAGTACCATTAATAGATTTAATATCACTAGTAGTATAAGAAGTAGATGCTGCCGAAATATTTCCACTTTCTACTCCATTATAAATTAATTGCTCACCACTAATAAATTTTCCTTTAGAATTATAAACAGTTACAGCAGTACCTACAGAATTAAATCTTAGATATCCAGTAGCTCCACTAGACTTTCCTTTTATATGAGTAGGAACAGTTAAAGCTTTTTCTGGATTAGAATTTAAAGTAATATTAGTATAAGTTTGAATATCATATAGTGCAATATCCCATTCATTTTCATCAGCATTAGAAGCATTATAAGAACCTGATTCTAAAGCAAAATCATATACACGTGCTAATCCAATTTCTTTACCTGCTGCGGTAGTTCCAGCAGCACCAACTCTTTGATCTCTAAGACTAACTGTATAATTAGTACCTATTCCTATTTGAGGAGCTCCAGAAACTCTATTTAAAGTAAAAGTGGGACCAGTAACATAATTAAGACTTTGATTTTCTAAATTCTTTGTTGTTCTTGGTTTTTCAAAATCCAAATATGTAGGGGTTATTGTTTCTACTTCATACCCTTTAATATAAGCTTTTCCTGGAGATAGCCTATAAGTTCCTAAATCATCACTTGGAGTTTGATTATTATAAGTTGTTTGATTAGAATTAAAAATACCATTATTCCCTTCATAATCATTTAAAGTATTTCTAGCAGTAATAGAAAATGGTTTAATATAATAATTTCCAGATTCATCATAAGTTCTTCTAGCAAATTCATTTGCCAATTCATTATAATCAGTTTCTTGACGTAAATAAACCAATTCTCCTTGAACAATTTCCATCAAATCTATAAAATTAGATGGTTTTTCGTCAAATGTACTTATAGATTTTAATCTTACATTAATACCCAATCTATCAGCACCAGGAGCTGTATAATTGCTATATCCAGCTGCATTATCTGTTAAACTTTCATCCAAATCTGAAGTAATAATAGATTCTTTAACTTCTAATCCTACCTTAAAAGTTACATCACTTCTATAAGGATCTAAAATAATAGTTTGAGAAGGAACTTCTACAAAATATCCTCTTACAAAATAAATTCCATTAGATAATATTGCTGCACTTCCAGTAAAACAGCAATTTTCGTCTACAGTTTGAGCTATGGGTTCTCCTGGTTGGAAACTTAATCCATTTAAAGTAGTTAATACTTCATTATCCAATAATAAACTCTCGCCAGCAGTAAATACTTCATTATCTTCTCCACCAGTATTTAAATATGAAATGAATAAAACATACCAATTACCGCTAAGTGGTTTACCTATAAATGATTTTATTTTAGCTTTTACTCCAGATTGACTACCAATTACTACTTGACCAATTAAATCCTTAAGATATGACGCAACATCTATTCCTTCATTAGATCTTTGTATTCTAACAGAAGTATAAGCTCCATTATATCTAACTCCTCCTCCAGTTACAGAAGATCCATCTTTAAAAACATGTTGTCCAAATTTTTCAATCTGATTCTGAAGAATAGATTGAATACCTGTCAATTCTCTAGCTTGTACTGGCAATCCAGGTTTAAATAATATCTTGCAATAATTGTCTTTTGCATTAAAATCGTCAAAATAAGGAGCGACGTTTAAATTGGTTTCCTGTGGCATGATTCTTTAGAATTGCAAAATGACTTTGATATCTTCTCTTTGGTTAGCAGACCTAGTAATAGAGGGTCTGTTATCAACATAAATTATATTTCCAGAGTACTTCTTAACTTCGGGATTTGAAACTCCTTGATTAAAACTCTGTCCAAGGTAATATGTTCTATTATTTATTATGGTACTTATACCAGGACTACCTGAACTTCCAAAGTTAGTATCTATTCCTAAAGTACCCTCATTACTAGCAATATTAACATTTCCTCCAGTAGTAGGATTTGCTGTAAATGCATGTAATGAATAACCATAAGTAGGATCAGTTTTTAAAGATCCATCAGTATTAAATCCAACTAAACTCTTATCTTGCCAATATTTAAGAACTCCTGTAGTTTGGTCATAAGAAACAACTCTTCCTACAGCAGTAGATCCAACTCCTACTGTTTGAGTTACTTGTCCATCTAAATTGAAGGTAGCAGTAGTATAACCTGCACCAATTAATTTTAATGCATAAAGAGAGCTTGCTTTAGAAAGAGTTAAATTGGAAGTTGAATCATAAGCTTGGGGATTTTCTACAATTCCAATTCTAGCAATTTGGTTGCCAGTAATAAAATCAGGATTTTCTGAATCATTTTCAATCTTAGAATAAACTAAAACATTAGTTGCTCCCAATTCTCTGTAAATATCTTCTCCATGACCTCCTTGAGGAGGAATAATAACATTAAAAACTGGAGTAGTAGTACCTACAGGAACTCCACCAGCAACTAGATCAATAGTACCATAAGTGTAACCAGATCCACCTTTTGCTATATTAATAGACTCAACTTTAGCATCATTATTAATAACAATAGTTGCCTCTGCTCCAGATCCATCACCATTTACAGGAACACCAGTATAAGTTCTATTAGCAGTTCCTATACCAGATCCTCTATTAATAATAGTAGCAATTTTTAATTGTCCACTAGTTGATGC